CAAGCTGGATCAGGCCATGAGACGCAAAACTGCCAGAGGGACAAGACGGCCGCCACCCAGAACGTCAAACAGATAAGGGGGACGCCGTGGCACATCTATTTCATGCACGAGAGCGGCGGAAAAGCCAATATGATCCATCATTTGAGCTTTCCCGCACGCACCAATTTGCCTACAACGCCACAAGCATATTGACCGGCACCGTGTTCCCGGATCGCACCAAGCCTGTCACATTTGCTATGACGGTTAAGCGAACAGCCGCATCACCTACCGGCATCATCCTGGAATTTGGAGATGCTACAACCGGCTTGGCCATATGGTTTGCTGTCGCTGACGGCAAAATATACGCAGCGGCCGGGGATGCTGTAGCAGCTGATGGGGTGACTCTTGCTGGAACTGCTCCACCCCAAGGTCAGGAAATCAGGATTGTTTTCTCAATGATTCCCGCCAGCGGCAAAGCTCGGTTATGGATCAATGGCCAGTTGGTGGCTGCCGGTGAGGCCAGCGGGGGCTCATTTCCCAATGCTTGGGCCGATACTGGGAATGGAGCGGTTGGTGCGGTGGAGACCGCAGTGACAACGCGGGTGCCTGTGGCGGATCGGGTGACGCTGGCCAACGCGGTCATCTTATCGCCAGTCAATGTGTTCCAGAATCAACGACCACGGCAATTCTTTGAGGTTGCGTAATGGCAATTGCGTTTGTAAGAAAGACAGAAGGAAATGCTGCCGGACAGGGCACCAACTCCAATATCAACCGTGTTGCCATCGTGAACAACACCACGGATGCTGGTGAGGCAGACGCCACAGGCACCTATTCAATCTCCGTCTTTGGTGCGGCGATTGACAAGGGCGCTTCGGACGTTCTGACCGTCACCTGGGATGTCACTCACCTGGGAGCGTAAACATGGAACCGATTCTGCCCGGACAATCCAATGATGTGACGCTGGATATGGTGGCCTCAGCCAGCGACAAGGCCATCACATCCGGCACGGTCACGTTCTATCTGTATATGAAGCGGGGGCCGCAGGCCGGGAAATGGTTCAGGGCCTCTGACTCAACGTGGCAGACCTCAGAATCATCGGCCGGCATCGCAACCCACAAAGGCACCAAGGCTCTTTGGGCTCTGACCATTGTGGCGGCTGCCTGGCTCCCAGGCTCTGCCTATGACCTCTATGGTGTAGAATCTGGCAATCTACAGATCGACTACTCAAAGCACTTGGCCACTTGGTCTGCTCCCACGACCGGCACCGGGGAAATTGAGTGGGTGTACACCTTGACAAGCACGGCGGGCGGAAATCCGCCCATTGTCGGCGCCAAAGTGTGGGCCACGACAGACGCTGCTGGCGATCATGTAGTTGCGGCTGATACAACGAATGAGTTTGGCAAGGTGACATTCTATCTGGCGGCCGGGACATATTACTATTGGAGAGATCATCCCCAATTCAATTTTGATGACCCGGATGTGGAGGTTGTGAGCTGATGGCTGGTAGTGGACAAGGAACGCCGATTGGCGGCAGTGTTGTAGTGACTCTTGAGGACGGCTCTGGCGTCTTGAACGCCAACTCTTATGCCACAGTTGCTGGCTTCAAGACCTATCAACAGAACAGAGGGGTGGATATTTCTGCCATGACTGACCCTATGATAGGGCAATGCCTTGTCAGGGCCACCGACTATATCGACACGCGCTGGGGCTTGAAGCTCCTGGGCCAACGTCAGTATTCAGCCTTGACATCCCGATCCGCCTTCACCCTGACCGATCAACCGGCCAATGATGAGACCGTCACAGTGGGCTCGGCCGTGGCCACCTTCAAAACAACCTTGACCGATCCGGCCGTGGACACCGAGGTCGAGATTGGCGACACTCTGATTGAAACCTTGAACAATTTGGCTGCGGCTCTGACGGCCGCTGATGCGGATCAAGCCGAGGATGACCAGGTTGTGTCCGGCTTTCTTATCGCTGACCCTGATGTGGCCATTTTGATGTGTTATGTGGTCCGGGATGGTGTAGCAACGACCACCACCGCCAGCAACGGGTCATTTGACACAGCAACATCAGAGGGTTACAGCGGACGGCCACAGGTGCTTGAATTCCCGAGGCTGTATCTGTATGACAAGGCAGGCATCTTGGTTGACGGCATCCCGATCAAACTCAAAGAGGCCACCTATGAATATGGCTTTCGGGCCTACAGCACAGCCTTGGCGCCGGACCTCACCACTGATGCCTCGGGGCTCAGAGTCACAGGCACTGAGAAGAAAGTGGGACCGATTGTGACCAAGGTTCAATTTGCTGAGCAAACCATAGCAACAATCACCAAGCCATATCCAGCCGCTGACCGGCTGCTTCAAGAATATGTAAGCACTGGGGGCGTTATAAGAAACTGATGGCCGGAATAGACATGACAGAAATGGCCGCAGTGGCCCAGGAATTGATTGACGACAACGGCCGGGATGTGACCTTGATCCGGTTCAAGCAGACTCCTGCCGATGGCGCCAAGCCATGGGAAGGGCCTGATGATCCAAGAACCACACCGGACGCCACCACGACCGTCAAAGGCTGCTTTGTGCCGATGGGCCCAGGGCTGGGGATCACCATCACCGATGTGGACCTGTTGAAGCGGACAGCTGAGGTTTGTCTCATTGGCCCAGGAGCGGGGTTTGATCTGGCCACCGCCAATGAGCTTATTGACGGATCGGTCCACAAGAAGATCACGTTTGTTCAGACGCTGAAACCGGCTGCCGTCGTGCTGCTGTATTATGTGGGGGTGGACCGATGAGCCTGACCCGCAGAGAAGCTATCAACGAAATCCTGGGGCTGTTCCAGACGGCCTGGGACGCTGTACAAAATCCTGACCTGGTGAAATACGATAATGTGGTGAATGATGACGTGCCACCAGCAACGCAGGTGCCCTGGGCTCGGGTTGCCCTGAGACACACGACGGCTGAACAAGCCTCATTGAGCGGCGCATCAGGCACACGACGGTTTGAGCGCAAGGGTATTTTAACCATACAAATCTTTGAACCGCCAGGAAAAGGCTTGTCTGGGGCCACTGACCTACCTAAAATAATACAGGACGCCTATGAGGGTGTTGAAACAGCAAACGGGGCATGGTTCCGGGATGTTGTAGTGAACGAGATTGGGCCAGATGGCGACTTTTATCAGACCAATATCGTTGCGTTGTTTGAATATGATGAGATCAAATAAGGGGCCATGACATGACCGTCAATAACAAGATCAGTTCAAATGCCACCAATTGCCGATACGCTGAAGAGGCATCACCCAAGGTTTTACCTGCCACGCCTGTCTGGATAGCACAGGAGCCTGATTCATATAGCGATTTCGGCGGGCAGTTGACGACTGTTGCCCGAAATCCGATCAATTCCAGCCGACAACGCAAAAAGGGTGTTGTGGTTGACCTTGACGCCAGCGGCGGATACACCACCGACATCACGCAAACCAATCTCCAGAATTTGCTCCAGGGCTTTTTCTTTGCGGACTTTCGGAAAAAGGGTGAGGCCAAGAACGCCATCGGCGAAACCACGCTGACCATTTCCGTCACGGCGGCCATGGACACCTTCACGCGTGTTGGCGGCACGTTGGACCTCACCACACAATTTGCGGTTGATGACCTCATCCTTACTGCCGGTTTTGTCGAGTCAGCCAACAACGGGCTGTTTGTTGTAACAACAGTCACTGCCACGACCGTGGTTGTGGCGCTCCCGGATGGTGCCGGTGGTGCGGCCACGACGGTTGATGAAGAGGCCACAGCAACCGGCTCCATTGTCCGAGTGGGCTATGAAGGGGCCGCAGGCGACATCGACGTGGACATGACTGGTTCACGACCGGCTCTGATCTCTACCACGCTGGACTTCACAGACCTGGGATTGGTTGTAGGTGAGCCCATTTTCATCGGCGGCGATGCTGTGGGGCTCAAGTTCACCAACGCCACCAACAACGGCATCTGTCGTGTCCGATCCATCGCAGCCACTCGTTTGGAGTTTGACAAGACTCAGGGCACGATGGTCACTGAGGCCAGCACCACCGAAACCATCCATTTGTTCATTGGCCGGGTGCTCAAGAATGAGCTGGGGGCCTTGATTGTTCGCCGATCCTATCAGTTGGAGCGGACACTTGGCAAGGCCGACACCACGGACACCTATGACCAGGCTGAGTATGTCACCGGGGCCATTCCGAACGAATTTGTCATGAACATAGCCAGGGCTGATAAGGTGACAACTGACCTGTCCTTTGTCGGCATGGACCATGAGTTGGTCAACGGCACAGTTGGGCCGAAAGCTGGGACACGGCCGGCATTGGTTGAAACAGACGCCTTCAACACCTCATCCGACTTCAGCCGGATCAAATTGGCTGTACACGATGAGGCTGACGCCAATCCCACGGCTTTGTTCGCCTTTGCTCAGGAATTGAGCCTGAATATCAATAACGGCGTGACACCTGATAAAGCGATTGGTGTGCTTGGTGCATTCGACGCCACCGCTGGATCATTCTTGGTGGGCGGGGACATCACGGCATATTTCGCCGATGTGGCGTCTGTTCAGGCTGTGCGGGACAACGCCGATATCACGCTGGACATTTTCATGGTGAAGGCCAACGCAGGCATCGCAATCGACCTGCCGCTATTGACCCTGGGCGATGGACGCCTTGCGGTTGAGCAGGATCAATCAATCACCATTCCATTGTCGAATGAAGCAGCCACCGGGGCAAAGATTGACACCAACATGGATCACACTATGTTGATGGTTTTCTTTGATTATCTGCCGACACTGGCTGACCTTTAATCTTAATTTGGGAGCGATTTTATGGGGTTACAAGAACAGTTTGCCACAGATGTGGGTCTGGAACAGAAGGGCATTGTTGTTGACTACGGCAATGACCGAGTGAGGATCGCAAGAGCGGGCGGGAGCAACAAGGCCTTTGGCAAAATGCTTGAGCGAAAGACCAAGCCATTTCGCAGGGCAATCGCTGTCGGCGCTTTCGATGACGAGCGGTCCATTGCCATCCTGCGTGAGGTCTATGTCGAGACAGTCGTGCTTGGTTGG